TTAATTTACTCATATCATCTAAATTACTATAATTTAATTCATTCGATTGATCATCTACTGGATTAAATCTGGTAAATTCTTTTTTCAAACCAGGTTCTTTATCAACATTTAAAATATTATTAACGATTAATCCATAATCATTATCATCTTTATTATCATTATATACATCAGATAAAAAAGCAAAAGACATAATAAATATATATAATTTATTTATATATTTTTATTTTAAATTTAAATTAAAATAAATTAAAAAAAGTTATATATGTATATAATATAATACATAATGCCATCGCGAAATAATAGAAATAAATTTAAAAAAGAGCGACGAAATAAAAATAAAAATAAACAACCTTTAAAATCTGATAAAACAGATTATTCTATTGAAATTAATAAAGAAGTTATTTATGTTCCACAAGAAATTAATGAAAAAAAAGATAAATTTAAATTTTTTGAAAAAATAAAGGATACAAAAACAGATAATTTAATTGAAAAATTACAAGAATTAACTGAAGATATTCAAAATAAATCATCACAACAACAAAATAAAGTAGAAGAAGATGCAAAATATTTAGAAAAAATAACTAAAGAAGATGCATTAAAACATAGTAATGATGTAAAAGATTTAGTAATTGAAAAAATAACAGAAAATGCTACAGAATTAAAAGATTTAATTTTATTTAGAAAAAAAATAAATGTCAAAGATAATTTAAAAGAAGATATTCAACATATTAAAGAAACAGTAATTGAAAAAATTAAAGATTATATTGAAGATATGACAGAAGAAATCATTGAAAAAATCAATGAAAATCTCGATGAAATTAAAGAAATTATTTTTGGTAAAGACTTAAAAGAAGAAGAAAAACAAAAAAAATTAAATACTTTTGATAGTTTAATTGATAATTTAAAATCATTTAGTACTAAATTTGAAAAAAAAGAAGATCTTATCGCAGAAGAACAAAAGGTTAAAATGAAAGAAATTGTAGAAAAAAAAGAAAAAATAAAACAAAAATCTATTAATAATAATTTAAAAATAATTGAACCGGATGAAGAATTAATATTAACTTATCCTTTGGTCGAAAATAGAGGTAAAAAAGGTCTTCATATTATTTTAACTAATATTGATAATACAGATGAAATTAAAATTAATCTTTTGGTTAATGGAAAATTTGGTAGTTGGAAAAGTAAATATATTTTTGAATCTACTAAAAGAGGATTAATTCTTGAAAAAGAATGGACCAATAAATTAAAAATAAAAATTTCAAATAATATTTTATATTTAAAGAATGATTTTGGTTCTATAAATCATAAACTTAATGATAAAAAAATAGATATTATTAAAACAAATATCAACAAAGCTAACTGGTTATAATTTAACGAATTTTTCGTGGGAAACTGTTGGATTATTTTTAATTAATATTTTTTTATATTCTTCTTTATAATCAAAAGTACAATTATGTTTAACTGGATCCATATGTAATCGACAAAATAATAATTTACATTTACATTCACAAGGAATAATTGATTTAATTTTTTTTTTACAAATATAACATTTCTTTTTCATCATAATATATTAATTTATTATAAAAAAAATTTTAAAATTTAATTTTATTTTTTATTATAAACTTATGGAACAATTAAAACAAAATATTATTCAATTAGATAAAAGATTAGAATGGGATGAATATTTTATGGCTATAGCCTTATTAGTTTCTAAAAGATCATCTTGTCATCGTTTACATGTAGGTTGCATTTTAGTTCAAAATAATAGAATAATTAGTAGTGGTTATAATGGACATTTGCCAAATACTAAACATCGTAGTGTTATTCGAAATAATCATGAACAAATGACCGTTCATGCAGAGGTAAATAGTATTATTGATTGTGCAAAAAGAAATATTTCTACTAATAATGCAACTGCTTATATTACTCATTATCCATGTTTAAATTGTTTTAAATCTTTAATTAGTGCTGGAATTAAAAAAATAATATATAATGAAAACTATAAAAATGATTCTTTAGTTAAAGAATTATCAGATGAGTTAAATATTATTATAATCCATTTAATATTATAATTTTATTAAAATTGAATATATTTTAATAAAAATATACTAATGAATTTAACTTATACTGATATTTGGAATATTATTAAAAAAATAATTCATACTAATAATAATAAATATTTAATTAAACATCATATTGATTCATATAATTATTTTTTAAATTATCAAATCAATGCTATAATCAAAGAATTAAATCCATTAATTATTATTAAAAAAAATAAAAAAGATGAAAAAAAATTTTATGAATATGAAATAACTTTTTCTAATGCTAGATATGGCACCCCTTTATATAATGATAAAGATGGTAGAAAAAATATTTTATATCCCCATGAGGCTAGAAATAAACAATTGACTTATTCAGTACCTTTATATATTGATATTTTAATTAAATCAAAATATATTGAAAATGATAATATTATAGATTTTAATAAAACTAAAGAAGATCATATTTTATTTGGTAATATACCTTTAATGATTAAATCTCAATATTGTTTATTAAATCAAGAAAATTATAAAATTGATGAAAATGAATGTGAATATGATATTGGTTCTTATTTTATTATTAATGGTAACGATAAAATTTTAATTTCACAAGAAAGATTATGTGATAATAAAATTTTTAATTTTAAATTAAAAGATAATAAATATTCTTATATTAGTGAAATTCGTTGCAATGATAGTATGTCTAAAATGGCTAATGTTTTTAGAATTAAATTTTTAGGTAAAGAAAATTTAAATGGTAAATGTTTGTTCTATACATCTTTTAATAATTTAAAAACAGATATACCTTTAATTATTTTATTTAAATATTTAGGTGTTGAAAAAGATCATGATATTATTAAATATATTTTACATGATGTTGATAATTTAAAAGATAAAGAAAATTATTTACAATTACTAAAACCTTCTTTCATTCATTATTATGAAAATATTGAAAATTATAAAAATTTAGAACAATATATTAAAAAATTCTTAATTAATAAAACGATTAGTGTAGAATCAATTATTGATGAAAAAGTTTTAAATATGTGTAAAACAAAAAAAGAAAAGATTTTTTATTTAGGTTATATGACTAAACAATTATTAGATATTCTTTTAAAAAAAAGAAAAACTACTGATAGAGATCATTTTAAAAATAAAAGAATTGAAACTTCTGGTATTTTATTTGCACAATTATTTAGAAAATTATATAAAAATTCTATAAAATCTTTAAAATTATCTATACAAAAAGAAATTAATAGTAATTTAATTATCGGCGTTGAAAAATTTATTAAAGTTAATATTATTGAAAATGGTTTAAAATATGCTTTGGCAACAGGTAATTGGAATTCCAAAGTTGGTTATGAAAATAAAAAAATTGGAGTCGCACAAGTTCTTAATCGTTTAACATATAGCGCTACTATTTCTCATGTAAGAAGACTCAATGCTCCCGTTGGTAAAAAAGGCAAAATGTTATTACCTAGAAAATTACATTGTTCGCAATTCGGTTATATTTGTGCCGCAGAATCTCCCGAAGGACATGCTATTGGTTTAGTTAAAAATTTATCATTAAGTACAATTATTAGTACAAATATTGATAAAAGACCATTGTTAAATTATATTAAAAAATTTAAATGTATAAAAATTAATGATATTGATAATATTAATGATATTAAAAATACTCAAACAAAAATTTTTATTGATGGATGTCTTCTTTTTTATACTAATGATGGCATCAATGTTTATAATAATTTAATAAAATTAAAAAAACTCAATTATATTCAATATACTATTTCTATTATTTTTGATTATAATTTTAATAAAATTAAAATTAATACTGAAGAAGGCAGAGTTTTACGACCTTTTTTTGTTATTAAAAATAATAAAGTTAATTTAACTAAAGATTTTTTTAATCGTATTAAAAATAATAATTATATTTTTGAAGATTTAATTAAAGAAAACATTATTGAATATATTGATTTAGATGAAATTGATAATAAAATGATATGTGAAAATATTAAAAATTTAAATAATAAATTTATTAAATATACTCATTGTGAAATTCATCCAAGTCTTATTCTTGGTGTATGTGCTTCATTAATTCCTTTTCCTGATCACAATCAATCTCCTAGAAATACTTATCAATGTTTAGATCCGAATGAACCAGTTTTAATGGCTGACGGAACTAGAAAATCTATAAAAAATATTAAAATTGGCGAAGAAGTGATGTCATTCAATCCAATCACCTTAAATTATGAACGAACAAAAGTAATTAATCAATATGTAAGAAAAACAGAAAAGAAAATATATAAAATTAGAACAATATCTGGCAGAGAAATTACAGCAACGGAAGATCATAAATTTATGACATCAAGTGGATGGAAAATGGTTAAAGAATTTGATAAAAATACATTACTTGGTATATCATTAGAACAAAAAACTTTGGAAAATAATATTAAAAAGAAAGATGATATTTTTATTTTAAATGAAGAAAAATTTAAAAATACTTGTTATAAATTTAATTTATCTAAAAGACAAGTAGAAAAATATGTATTGAAATTAAAAGAACTAGATTATTTTAACGTGAAAATTAACGATTTTAAGACTGAATTATTATCAAAATTAATTGGTTTCATTTTATCAGATGGTTGTTTGAATGTATATAAAAAATCATCAGGCCAAGCAAGTTTTTGTTGTGGTAAGTATGATAGTGTTTTAAAAATAGTTAATGATATTGATTATTTGGGTTTTGGTAAAAGAAAAATTTTGGAAGGAACTCGTTTTTGTAATGGTACTAAATATCATACTTTTGACGTGACATATAATGGTGTATTTCCTATGTTATTAATAACACTAGGGGCAACATATGGGGAAAAAACAACTCAAGCATCAACCATACCTAAATGGATTTTAACAGGTAGTAAAAATATTAAAAAGGGTTTTTTATCAGGACTTTTTAGTGGAGATGGATCTAAAATAAGATATAATCGATTAAAAAACGGAACATATAATTATACATTGAATACTATTTCAATGTCAAAAACTCCAGAACATATTAATTCTCTTAAAGAATTTTTAGAACAGGTAAGTAATATGTTACAAGAATTCGAAATAGAGGTAAATTATATTAGGCAATTCAAAGGTAATTATGGAAAACAGACTATGCATTTGGGATTTTCTCAAAAAGAAGAAAATTTAATCAAATTTTATGAAATAATTGGTTATCCATATGATTTTTATAAAAATCAAGAAAGTGGATTAATAATTGAATATTTAAAATATAAAGAAATAAAACGACAAAAACATATAAAATTTATTACACAAGTTCGAAAATATATTGATAATGGTAAAACAAATTCCGAAATTGGAAAAATTATAAAAATGGAAACAAGAATTGTTTCTGATTTTAGAAGAAGTTATTTAAATAAAAGAGAAATAAGATGTCCAAAAAATAAAAAACGTTATGGGATATTAAGAATCGAAGAATTTATTGAAAAAGTTAAGATAAAAAATAATCATCTATTTGTACCAATTGAGATAATAGAATTACAAAAAGATAAAAATATGATTTCTGATATTACTACAGAATCGGAAAATCATTCATTCATCGCAGGTGATAATTTCATCGTTCATAATTCAGCCATGGGCAAACAATCTATTGGTTATTCTTTAACTAATTTTAATAAACGAATGGATACTTATAATTATATTTTACATTATCCTCAAAGACCAATAGTATATACAAAAAGTAGTGATTTATTAGGTTTAAATGATTTACCAGCTGGACAAAATTTAGTTATTGCAATTGCTTGTCATACTGGTTATAATCAAGAAGACAGCGTTATAGTTAATCAAGGATCAATAGACAGAGGATTATTTAATATTACAATGTATAGAACATATAAAAGTGAAGAAAAAAAAGATATGACATCATTGGCACAAGAAAAATTTTGTATTCCTGATAGAGATAAATGTATTGGTATTCGCAAAGGTTCATATAAAAATTTAGATTTTAATGGATTAATTCGAAAAGAAACTATAGTAAAAGGCAACGATGTTATTATTGGAAAAATTACTCCAATTATTAATAAACAAATATCTACTGTAAAAAAACAAATGAAATATAAAGATACTAGTATTCAATTAAGACATAATGAAGACGGTATAGTAGATAATGTTAATTTAGATCATAATATTGATGGTTATAGAATTGCGAAAGTTAAAGTTAGATCAACTCGATCTTTGGAAATTGCTGATAAAATGTGTTTAACTCCAGAACATGATGTATTAACAAATAATGGTTGGAAAAATATAACAAAACTTACAGAAAATGATGTTGTTGCAACATTAAATCCAGAAAACCATAATTTAGAATATCATAAAATTAATAAAACATTTAAATTTAGACATACTGGTAAAATGTATCATATTAAAAATAGTCAAATTGATTTAGTTACAACATTAAATCATAAAATGTATGTTAAAAAAAGAAGAAAAAATAATTATGAATTAATAGAGGCAGAAAAATTATTTGGTAAAAATATTAAATATAAAAAGAATTGTATAAATAATAATCAAGATTTTAAAATTAATTTAGATTTTGGAACTGAATATAATTTTAATGATTTTTTATCATTTTTAGGATTTTGGTTTGCTGAAGGTTGGGCAAGAATTTCTAATAGATTAAGAAAAAATAGAAATACTGAAACAATTGATTATGTTATTACATTATCACAAACTAAAACACATACAAAAAAATGGATATGTGAAATTATTAATAAATTAAATTTAAATTATACTTTACATGGTAATGACAAAATTAATATTTATAATAAAACTTTATGTGAATTTTTAATAAAATATAGTGTTGGTGCTAAAAATAAAGAACTTCCTCAATGGATTTTTAAATTAAGTCAAAAACAAGCTAGATTATTTTTAGAAGGTATGATGAAAGGTGATGGTCATATTACAAAATCTGGTTCTTATAGTTATTATACAAGTTCTCAAAAATTAGCAAACTCTGTTCAACATTTAGTTTTATTATGTGGTTGGTCTGCTAATATTTATATTAGAGAACAAAATGATAAAAATTGTATTATTAGAGGAAGACAAATAAAAAGTATTGGTGTTGCTTATAGAGTTGGTATTAATAGATTAAAAAATGAACCTTCTGTCAATCATGGTCATCATAAAACTCAAAATATTCAAGAAGAAAAGTATATAGATTACAATGATTATGTTTATTGTTTAGAAGTTAAAAATCATATTTTTTATACTAGAAGAAATGGGAAACCTACTTGGACTGGTAATAGTAGCAGACATGGTCAGAAGGGGACAATTGGTTTAATTTTACCAGAAGAAGATATGCCTTTTACCGAAGATGGTATTTGTCCTGATGTAATTATTAATCCTCATGCTATTCCTAGTAGAATGACTATTGCTCAATTAATTGAATGTATTATGGGGAAAATTGGTTCTATGAAAGGAAAATTTTTTGATGGGACTCCTTTTGAGAAAGTTAATATTGATAATTTATGTAATGAATTAGATAATTTGGGTTTTGAACATAAAGGTTATGAAACTTTATATAATGGTGAAAGTGGTGAAAAAATTAAATCGAAAATATTTATTGGCCCTACTTTTTATCAAAGATTAAAACACATGGTTAAAGATAAAATACATGCTCGGGCTAGAGGACCAATTCAAATCTTAACTCGGCAACCTGCCGAAGGAAGATCTCGCGATGGTGGTTTAAGATTAGGAGAAATGGAAACTGATTGTATTTTATCTCATGGAGCTTCATATTTCTTAAAAGAAAAAACTTTTGAATGTTCTGATAAATTCCAAGTTCATATTTGTAATAAATGCGGAATTATTGCCAATGTAAACAATGATATTTATAATTGTTTAAAATGTGATAACAAAAATGATTTTTCAAAAATCAATTTACCATATGCAACGAAATTATTATTTATGGAAATTGCTTCTATGAACGTTAATACTAAATTTACAACTTAAAATTTTGAATAATCGATATTTGGATTAAATTTTTCTAAATTTATTTTTTTATTATTTTTATTTTTAAAAAATAAATGATTTCTATTACTTGTATCTTCGGGTATTAAATTGATATTTTCTGTAGTTTTATTTGTAATTAATCTATCAAATGGAGAATTATTTTGTTGTTTCTCTTTATTAATTAAAAAAGAATTAATTCTATCAGTATTTTGCATATCTTTATTAATAGTTTGATATTCAGCAAATCTCATATTATTTATTTTATCATCTTTTTTTTTAATTTGAAGAATATTTTCTGAAAATTGATTTCTATCTAAATAATGGGGATTATTTTTTTTATTATATATCATTTTATTATCATTAAATGAACCTTTAGTATTTATATTAAAGAATTGACGATCTAAATTAATATTTTTTAACTTTGATTTTTTTTTTTTCTCCATTAAATATATATTATATATATTATATTTTTAAAATGAATTTATTTAACTATATATATGTACTCTTCTTTCTTGCTCGTTGTTATGATAATTATACATATGCTTATTATTTTTATAGATTTGCAAGATATTTATTAAAAAAAAGAGATATTAAAAAAACAAATATCGTAGATGATTATATTGTAATTAATATTCAAAGTGATGATATTTCAAAATATGATACTACAACAGCTAGTGAAACTGAAAAAGAAAATGAAATAAATAATTAAATGTATTAAATATTTACTTTTAGATATATATATCACAAAATGGTAAAAGAAGCTACTACTAGACAATTGGTTATTTCTATAGTAAAAAAAAAAATTTATGGAAAATATGTTAAATATACAAATGGGAAATCTGGAAAGGGAGATGATGAATTAATGAAAGATTTCATTAATGAATTAACAGAATTTCAAATTTTAATTCAAGAAAATGATGATGAAAATTTATTTTATAGAAAATTAGTAAGTTTTAATGGAAAAAATTTCGATGAATATATGGGTCTTTTAGTAAAATATAATAAATTATTTTGAATTATTTTATCAAATAAAGATAATAGAATAATTAATAAAATTTATTAAAATAATAATAATAATAATATAAAATGGAAGAATTAACATATGAAAATATAATTGATTTTTATAACAAATATAATATAGAAAATCAAGATGATGAAATTAATTATATATTATTTTTTAAAAAATTTACAGAAATGAAAGAAAATCTTTTAAAAAAAAAAAATAAAAAAAAAGTTCAAGAACATTATGATTTTTATGATACAAAAATTCAAGGAATAAATAAATTAATAGAACAAAACGTTAATAGTTTAAAAAGATTAAAAGAAATGAAAGAAAAAATTTTAAAAGAAAAAGTTCAATTTTTAAAAAAATTAAATCAACCAGAACAATTATCAAAAGAATGGTTTGATATAAGAAAAAATATGTTAACCGCATCAGATATAGGGGCAGTATTAGGATATTCAAAATATAATAGTAGAAATCAAATAATAAGAAAAAAATGTGGTTTAGGTAAACCATTTAAGGGAAATAAATATACATTTCATGGACAAAAATATGAAGAAATAGCAAATCAAATATATGAATCTAGATATAATATGAAAGTTGATGAATTTGGTTTAATTCAACATCCAAAAATTGATATATTAGGGGCATCTCCAGATGGAATATCAACAACTGGTATAATGTTAGAAATCAAATGTCCATCAAGAAGAGAAATAACTGGAGTAGTACCAGATCATTATTGGGTACAAATGCAAACACAATTACAAGTATGTCAATTAGATGTTTGTGATTTTTTAGAATGTAAAATAACTGAATATTTATGCGAAGAAGAATATAGAAATGATGAATTTGAAATAGATGATTTTGAATATTTAGATATTATACCAAAAACATTTGATATTGATCATATTAAAGTTCCAAAAGATAGAAGAAATTATTATGGTTTAGAAAAAGGGATTATTGGAGAAATAAGAGAATATAAAAATGATGAATGGAAATCAAAATATTTTTATCCACCTATGAATTTAACAACAGATAAACAAATAGAATGGTTAGATAAAAAATCAACAGAATTAAATACATATATAAATGAAGTATATTGGAAATTGGAATTTAGTTCAGTAGTAAGAGTGAAAAGGGATGATGATTGGTGGATAAAAAAAGATGTAGAAAATAATTTATATGAAGTATGGGAAGAAATTTTATTACGAAGAGAAGATTTAGATGGAGATGGAAATACAGAAGATTTTAGTGAATTAAAAATTGAATTGCCAGATACAGAATTATATAAAAATTTACCTTTAATATCATCAGATGAAGAAGAACAAGATGAAATAATAGAAGAATGTTTATTTTCATCGGGAGAAGACCAATGTTTATTTTCAGACGAAGATTAATTTAATTAATTTAATAATAAAATAATAATTATTATTAAATGGAAAAAGAAATAGAAAAAATACAAAAAATAATAGATGATAAGAGAAAAGAAATTGAAGAAAGAAATAAAAAACAAATGGATAATCAAAAAAGATTTTATAATCAAAAAAATATAGGAAATAATTTATTGAAATTCGCAAAAAATATTGAAATATATCAATATGAAATTAAAACAATAGAAAATATAAATATGTTTTGGATTAATTGGGAATATTATCAAGATTTAATATTAGAACCTAAAAATATGAAATGGAGAATAATACCAATATGTGTGTGTTTACCACCAAATAAACCGGGAAATATAATGTGGATAAAAAATTGTGAAAGATTTATACCAAAAATATATAATTTTGTAAAATCTTTGAAAAATGTTAGGAGTGCAGTAATAAGTAGAATGGGTAAAAATGTAAAATTGAAAGTTCATCAAGGTTGGGCATCAATATCAAATCATATATTAAGAAGTCATTTGCCAATAATAGTTGAAAGTGAAAAATCTGGTTTAATTGTAAATGAAGAAAAAGTATATCATGATGAAAAAAAATATATTATATTTGACGATTCAATAAATCATACTGGTTTTAATGAATCAGAAACAGATCGATTTATTTTAATAATAGATTTCCAAAGGCCAAAAGAAGCAATGGACGGAATATCAAAAATATCAGGATTATTAGATTTAGTCGAAGTTAAAAAAAAATTTATAAAAATCAATAATTATTATGGAAATTTAAAATTATCGTAAATGAGGAGGAATATATTTTTTTTTATTTTCTGATATTTTTTTTTTAGGAGGAGATTTAGATTTTTTATTTTC